GGAAAAACGATTTTAAGTCAATCATAAATCTAATCTACGTCCTACAATGGTTAATAAATTATCTATTGCAAGTTGTAGTTTTAATTCATAATACATAGGTTTCTTTGTTCCTAACCATCTTGCCCATATTGCTTTACGTTGTTCATTATCTAGTGAGTCTACTACTGCGCTTATTGTTTTTACTATTTCGTTATCTGCTTCCTCTATCATATCATCAAATGATGTAGATGATGAGTTATTTATACCTATACTTCGTGATGGAAACCCAAGCTTGTGGTTATCGTGTTTCATATATCGTTTCCACATATCCATGTAGTCCATTAATAATTCGTATTGCATTTACATATCCTGAAATGTTGAATACAATTTACGACAAATCTTCTATCTTGACTTGCCATCTATTTCCCTCTTTATAAAATCCCCATAATTCTATTCTCATACCTGACTCACGAACAACACCAACATTTTCATGCTCTGTTATCTTTTTGCGCCTTGAAGACATATTACTTTTAGATGTTACTTGTACTAATAATACTTCGTCTCGTTTGATTGCAATAAAGTCTGCAAAGCCAAACCCATCGTGTTTTCTTTTAGAGAACGGACACCATCTTTCCATTAGTTCTATTGTATAACCTAATTCAGTCAGTCTTTTTCTTGTCTGTTGATTTAGATTTGTTTTCATTCTTTTTAAATATCCTGTCCCAGTTCTCTTCGAACTTCTTAGGATCAGGAATTGGCCTTGGTGCTGATCCTTTTCCCATATTCTTCCTTAGTTATCTTGATAATATCATAGTTATCGTTACTATCTGGAATGATTATACCTTCTTTTCTTTTTAGTTTGTTGTTTTTAAATGGTGTGTAATCTACATGATGATGCCACCTACCAAACTTGTATACAACACTTGCAACGTCTGGGTGCATATCTTCTAACATTTGAGACTTGTTTTTTGTACCTTCGTTTGCATAAAATTCTTCAGTGTTACCACCTTTTAATTGTTGTGTACCCATCTTCCCTTGTAATAAGAAATTAAACTGTACTGTACACAAACCATCTTTCAACATTCTTAATGATAGATCAGTGTCCTCATTATATCTACCTCTCCATCTATAAGGCATATCATTTCTAATTAACAGACAACTGTAGATTCTTGTGTTCATCATAATTGGTGGTCTACCCTCTGCAGGAGGACAAAAAGTTGTGTAGTTAGGCCCTGCTTGTGCAATGTTTTCATATCGTAATACAAAATCTTCACACGCATAAAACAATGTTCCGTCTTTTACAGGAGATCTAACGTTCTTATTAAATCTATAGAAGTGTCCTATGTTATCGTCCATGACCCAATGCCAGTCATGACCCTCTCCTATAGAATGATCCCATGCAAAGTTTCTTGCAGCTCCTGGCCCTACTCGACCATCTTTGTCGTCCCAAAATGTATCGTATTCTTGTTTATATTTTTCAGGTAATACCAGTAAACGTTCTTCCCCTACAAGTTTTGCATAATCATCAAACTCTGGTTCTTCCACGACTACACGAAATGGTACATTCATTTCCATTAATGCACGACTTGTTGGATTGTTTTCGTATCTACCTTTACTAACAATGTAGATTGGAAATCTAGGATTCTTAGGATTAGTTGAGATATATACATGATCACTAGGTTGTTCTCTTAGTGGATACCATGCTTGTTTAAACTTTTTGTCTTGCGTACCATTTAGATATACTTGACCATCATACAACTTATCTCTAATTTCTTCCTTGCATTTGAGAAAGTCTTTTTCGTTTCTAAACTTTAATGTAATAGAATATTCAGGGCCTTCTTGAAATACATTGTCGTATTCCAACATACCTTCCCACTCATATGCTTGGTTTGTTAAATAAGTTTGTGTGTTAGTCAGACTAGAATCAAATTGTTCATTACCTCCGAACAGATCTAAATTCTCAACCTTGTTAATGTTACCTTCGTTTTGAAAATAATTATCGCTCATAATTTACCTCTCTCCTTACAAAATTATCAGGCAATACAATGTAATCTTCATGCAAACATACAGTGTATGGTGCATCTTTATAATACTCTTCTACATACAAATTAGCAACTGCACAACTTTCAAAGTTACCGATATATTTTGGTTCTTCCATTGTTAAATAAACAATCAAACAAAATTCAAACATCACAACCTCTCTTTCAACCAATCTAAAAGTTCTAGTTCTGTTCCATATTTTTCTTCAAATGCTTTTTTTCCGGCATGAAATGCAACACCATAACCGCCAGTCTGATGGTGTGAAGGGCAAAGTGGCAAACAATTTTCCGTACTGTTCCGTTGCCCGATTCCCATACCTGCTCGTATATGATGAATAGCTGGTTGAGTATATACACCATGAACTTTTCTACAAGCAACACAACCAAATTCAACAAGTTTTTCAAGATATTCCTTTTCAGACTTTTTCAAGTTTAATTCCTAACGATTTAGACCAGTTAATAATTTTGTCAATGTAATCGTTAAACTCTTTCTTGGTTAAACTTGCAGTAGACATTAACTCACCTTCTTCATCAACCAACCATCTGGATCTACATAAATCATGTAACTCCTCAGGTGAATAGCCTGTAGTATCAGAAAGTCCTTTATAAATTACTCCCCATAATAAACTGTTCTGATCATGACTTCTTGCAAAATCTTTGTCCATAATAATCATGTCATAGACTCCTTCGTTTAAAGATGTAACCATTGCAAGTGCAACTTGTAAGTAGTCACTCTTATCCGTTACATGAAGTGTTTTTTTTAGTTTCACTTTGCACCTCCATATTTATACCGTTCTTAACAAATTTTATTACAACACCATTTCTATCTTTAATGCGATATGTATCTGCGTTAAACTCTTTTACTAATATTTTTACTATATCATTTATACTCATCTCGTCTCCTTATAAGTTAAAGATTTTTCATTAAACCATAATGGTAGTCTACCTTCCCAAGTATAGTTTCTTTGTTTTTGAACATACAAATAAGCGTTTGGTAAATCTTTTGCGTCCTCATCTCCTTCCTCTATTCTTTCGCTTACACTTCGATCTCTAAAGCATAAAACTATATTGTCACTCAAATTTCTTATGTGACTTGATCCCATAATGTTTGTTGCATCTGGAGTTTGATGTTCATCTGACATCTTTCTTGTATGACAAACTAAAAAAACATGAATGTCTAAATCTCTGCAATATGATGCAAGTCGATCAATAAAAACTTTTTGTTGTTCGTAGCCATCTTCTGGTACGTCAGAAATTTTCATAAGGCTATCAATTACGAAAACATCAACATCAAGTACAAGCTTTCCATAAGCTAACATTGCGAACATATCTTGAGAATTGGTTACTCCTTGTTGGTCGTATATGTATAGTTTGTCTTGATAATATTGACAAAACTCTTCTAGATATTTTTCAGTTGGGTTTGGGTCACCTAATCTTTGCTGAATCATGCGTGAAAGAGTAAGTACCGGTTTCATCTCCATACTTGCTATAAGAACTTTAGTCATGTGCATTAAGTACAAACTTATTTGAGATAACATCATGCTTTTACCATGACCGGATACTCCAGTAAAAACTGTAAGCTCTCCTTTTCTAATACCAAAATTACTTTCAAGTTTAGACCAAGGCAAAGAATAACCAGTACCTCTATCTTCCTTATAATACTTTTTTAGTTGTTCAAGATACCCATCTGTAGATTTAACTTTGTAGTCAGTGACAATGTAATCTCCAGTTGCTTCATCAATTTCATCTTTTGTAACAACTATACGCTCCATCATCTGTTCAACATTCATCTCCCCAACACTCATAACGTTTTACCTCTATAGTTATCAATGCGAATCACATCGTCCTCCCATCTCTTTTGATTTATTATAACTTCAGGGCCTGGATTATATCCCTCTTTCCATTCTTTTGTTAGGTTCATTTTCTTAATCCATTTTATTATGAGATCTGCTTTCTCATCTAGATTATGAGTCTCCCACTTTTCCTGACAAACTACTTTTTTAGTTCTTCTGTTAGGTAATAAAGATTTCCAAAAATCATCAAATCTCTTTGACGAACCTCTTTTCTTATTCTTTTCTTTTTCTTCTTCTGGTATATACACTGTATATACACCATCTTCAATCCAATGAGCTAAGTCCTTCATTGCAATTTCTAAGTCTTGTTCTGTCCTTCTTAATCTAAAAGAAACAGTTTCTAGATCAGGCAAGTTGCCTTCAAATTGACTTGCAAGACATAACAGTTCAATATAAATTGCTTTGTTTGTATCTGATAATTTAAACCAATCTTTGTCGTTTAAAATATCCCCACCGTATAGTTTTAACCATACCATTTGTTTTTTATATTTGCTGTGCATACGTTTATAGTGTTGAAATTTATCCCAGTTTCTAATTCTCAAAATAAACACTCCCCAACTTCCTCAATCCAATCATGAGATACCTTTAATATTTTAAATTCAGGTCTTAGTCGAGTATATTCTTTTGCAAGTTTTATGTTAGTGAATTGACGAATAGGAACACCATCATCATCTAGCACAATATACTCATACCATTTCATAGACCTACCAGTTCATTAATTTATAAAATACAGACTTACTAACTTTCTTACCATCACTCCAGTATTCTTTATTACCAGAATTTTTTCTAAGTAACTCGATCTGTTGTTGACGAACTTTAGGAATCTGTCCAGTCTTTTTCCAATACTGAACTGCAGGTTGGGAGACACCTAGAGTCTCTCCCATTTCCCTCGCACTATTATTGAATAATTTTATTGCGTCTTCAAACTTCATTCATTTCTCCTTAATATGATATAAAACATTTCCTACAATTGGTTCGTAGAAATCCCAACTTGCAACCCAAAATGCAGTTGCCATATGATTATATGGTAAATCATTTAATTTACCTTCTTCATTAACATACATAGTATGTCCATTCTTTAATTCTAACGCTTCGACATAACCACCAACAAACTTTTGCATCTCTTCTAATGATGGCAATTCTTTTACTGTTTTAAATTGTGTTTTCATTTTCCTCTCCTCAGTTAAGATGTGTTCATATTATATGATCATAAATTTAAAGTCAATAACTATTTATTAAAATATTTATAAAAAAATTTAATAAAGGGGTTGCAATTAATTTTTAGGTGTAGTAATATATCTGTGTAGGTTAAATAAATAAGGAGAAGAGAAATGGCAACAAAACTTACAAAACCAGTAACAAGAGAAACAGACGTAGTTAAGTTCGAACGAGGTAATCGCAACATTATAGTTACCTTGCAGGGCGATTCACTTATCTTCAAACTCAAAGGTCTTAAGACCTCATACGAGTTACCGATAGATGAAGCATATTGGATCGCATTTAAAAAACGTGTTAAATAAGGAGAGAATGATGACACGAACATACGATAGTTGGTTGACTGATTATGATGGGTGGTTGGAGAAACAACCACCTGCAGTATTCGACATTAAATATGATGATGAAGAAAAAATTTATATGGTCTTTGAAAATGGTCTATACTTAGAATCGTTTGATACAGAAGATCACGCAGAAACATATATTAAATACTTACAAGGAGAATAAGTATGGAAGAGTTTAATCATTGGAGAGAACGTCAAGATTATCAAAAAGAAATGAAACGCAAAGATCGTCAAGATCTAATTGTGTACGGTGTATGTATTATTGGATTGGGGGTGTTGGTATGGATAAGTTTATAGAATTGTTACAGGAATGGAGTGCAGAGTTCCAAGCAGAAAATGATGCAGCTCTTGCAAAATTACAAGAAGAAGAACAACAGGAGAAGTCTAATGACTAAACTAAAATCAGTAAATATTAAAGGTAAAGAGTACGTTGAGGTTAATGAACGTATTAGATACTTTAGAGAAAACTATAAAGATGCGTCTATTCTAACAGAGATGTTATCTAACGACATGGGAACGTGTGTCTTCAGAGCGCAGATCGTAGTAAACAATCAAATTGTTGCAGTAGGTCATGCGTATGAGAAAGAAGGTTCTACATTCATCAACAAGACTTCTTATATCGAGAACTGTGAGACAAGCGCAATTGGTCGTGCGCTTGGTAACTTTGGAATTGGTATAGATACATCTGTTGCATCTGCAGAAGAAGTTGGTAATGCAATTGCACAACAAGAAGTTAAGATAGAACCGTTGTCTAAAGAGAAAGAAAAAGAACTTAAAGATGGTATGGTAAAAGCACATCAAGAAGGTAACCTTAAAGAATTCTTCTTTAGAATGAACCCATCTGAAAAAGAACATTTACGAGATTTTGCAAATGAACTCAGAACATCTTAAAGATAATAGACGACATAATATCATCACTGCATCTAGAGCATGGGGTGCGATATATGAGCGTAAAAAGTTATGGAGGCAACTCACATTTAGAGAACCTCCATTTGAGGGAAATGAGATGACAGCTTATGGCTCTGCACATGAGCATATTGCTCTCTCTCGTTTCGAGTTAGAACAATCAGAAATATGTGAATCAGGTAATAAGTTAGTCGTACATGATAGTTTACCTTTTGGTGCATCACCAGATGCGTATCTTAGAGGTCTTCCTGTAGAGATTAAATGCCCGTTCACACAACAGATTTATGATGGTATACCAGAACGATATTGGTTTCAGATGCAACTTCAAATGTGCTGTACGAAAACTGACGCTTGTTATTTCTTCGTATGGACACCGAATGAAACACATACTGAACTGGTCAACTATGATAAAGACTTTATCGAGTGGTACACTCCATATGCTTTAGAGTTTATGGAATGTTTGCAACAAGATAAAGAACCTAAACGATGGTCTAGAAAACCAAAATACATTAAGGAGAAATAAGTATGAAAGAAGTAAATCAAGTCTTAAAGACCAATGATTATTCTATGTTTAAACATATGAATGGTAATAGAAATATAAACAAACTGCATTTAAAAAGACTTACTGAGTCTATGTCAGAAAAATATATAGAAGTTCCAATCATAGTAAATAACAATAATCAAATTATTGACGGACAGCATCGGTTTGAAGCTGCAAAAGAATTAAAAAAAGATGTGTATTATATTAAAGTTAGAAATCTTAACCTTGATGATGTGCATAGATTAAATACTAATTCTAAAAACTGGACTGCTGAAGAATATATGCAAGGTTATTGCGAATTAGGTCTTGAGGACTATATTAAGTATCGTGACTTTAAGCGTAAATACGGTTTTGGTCATAATGAAACAAATGCTATTTTAACTAACAGATCTAGAATGTCTGGATCAAAAAACACCGATTTTAATGATGGTGTATTTAAGATTTTAGATTATGATTTAGCTGTTAAAAACGCAGAAAAAATTTGCATGGTTAGAGAATACTACGAAGGTTATAAGCGTAGATATTTTGTATATGCAATGTTGGAATTATTTGAAAACTTAGACTATAGTCATGTTGAGTTTTTAAATAAACTGTCATTCCAGTCGGTCAAACTTCAGGATTGCACAGATGTTAAAGGTTATCTTATATTGATTGAAGATATTTATAACTTCAAAAGAAGTAAGAATAATAAAGTTAGATTTTTTTAAGGAGAAATGTATGGCTAGAGTAGGCATAAGTGTAAGAATAGATGTAACAAAGATTGATAAAGAAAGATTCTATAAAGGTGAAAAAGGTACATACATGGATCTAACCACTTTTATTGATCTAGACAATAAAGACCAATATGAGAATAATGGGTTTATTAGTCAATCAGTATCAAAAGAAGAGCAAGCTCAAGGTGTTCAAACACCTATTCTTGGTAACGTGAGAGTCTTTTATCAAGACGGTGCGAAACAAACACCTAAACAAGAAACGTTTCCTTCTGACTCATTAAATGAACTAGAAGATGATCCCTTCTAAAGTTATTAGGTATGTTCATAGAGATAATCTTAAATATTTGCCTAAAAGTGGTAGAGTTACAGGCAATGCAACTCCAGATAAAATACGCAAAAAGAATATGGTTAGTGTCGAGTTAGATTTTAACTGGGTAAGAAAAAACTCTAAAATATATGATAGGTTAATGGGGAGATAATTATTTCCCCTTTAATCACAATCAGTCAAGACCTTATTAATGAAGCGCATAATTATGCTTTATTGTCTAGATCACATACTTCTAATAGACATGACTTTCATAATGGTAGTTTGAATGATAAACAACAAAAAATGTTTGAAGGCAAACTAGGTGAGAAGATTTTTAAACAATGGTTATTAGATCATGATA